ACAATGCGCGGCTCTGACGGCAAGCTTTGGATCGACAACGAGCTAATTGCTATGCTGCAGAGCGTGGAATTTAAGGTGACTGCCAATTACGAGGAGATCACCGCGTGCGGTGACCCGAACACCTATCAGCAGCTGAACGGCACGAGTGGGGAAGGCTCGATCAAGGTAAAGAAGATCAACTCGGACTTGAATTACAAGATTTCCGAGGAATTCCGCACCGGCGTGATTGGTGAGCACATTATCATGACGACGATTGCCTCGCCGACCGGCGGCACAGAACGCATCCAGCTCAGCGATGTGACGTTTGACGAGGTCACGCTGCAGGCGTTTGAAACGGGATCCATCATGGAGGATGAGTATCCCATCAAGTTCTCCGGCTGGAAGTACATCGACCGCATTGCGTAACGGAGGAAGACAATGAGTAAGTTAGAGACAAAGCCGATCACGAACCTGGATCAGCTGATGAAAAAGGCAAAGGGTCTGGAGGATCGCGCGGAAACGATCACCATTGACACCGGTGACGTTGTCCTTGAGATGAAAAACCTGACTGCAGACGAGGTTTTGAATTTTTCGGAAGAACTGACAAAGATGGCGAATGACGGCAATGACAGCATTGTTGACGAGATGAAAAAGCTCAAGGAAATCATTTATCTGCACTGTCCGATTTTGCAGGAATTTGCCGGCACGGTGAAAAATGAGCACCGCGCAGAGCCGTGGGACGTTTTTGACGAGCTGTTTGACGCGGCAGACAAGATTGCGATCCGAAATGAATTTTACGGCAAGACGGGCATCAGCAAGCTGTTCGAGAGGGTGTCCGAAAAAAACGGTTAACGGCGGAGGATGAGCTTCATCGGCTGGCGTTCTTTGCGGCGCGGGGATGGTCTGTTGACGACCTAAACCGTGCCGTGCAGGGAACAACGGCTGAGCGGATGTTCATGGAATCCGCCGAAAAACAATATTGGAGCGAAATCATGGAGCTGGGTCTGCTTTTGTGCGATCATCTTGCCCTGGCGATTTCCGGAGGGGATCGGCAGCAGATTGCAAATCACATGGATGACCTGTCCTGTTGGTATCGAAGCAAGACCGGAATGCAGCTTGAGAGAGGGGGACGCTAATGGCAACAAAGGTAATTAATACAATCCTCAACCTGAAAAATGCGTCCATGCTCTCAGGCTTAAAGCAGGTGGAGGGTTCGGTCAACAGTCTAACCGGTTCGATGGGACGCTTTACGAAAAAAGGAAAAATTCAGTGGGCGACGGTTTTAAAGTCTGTCGATAAATTTGCGACTGGTGCATTGATGGGCATTGGCACAGCTGGCGCGGCATTTACGGCATTTTCTGTGAAAACCGGCTCGGAGTTTTCCAGCGCGATGTCAGAGGTCGGTGCGATTACCGATGCGACAGGAGACGAGATGACCACCCTGAAAAATCTCGCGAAGGAAATGGGCGATACAACCGTTAAGAGTGCGACAGAAGCAGCAGAGGCCATGAAGTACATGGGAATGGCTGGCTGGAGCACAGAAGATATTGAGAGCGGTCTGAAAGGCGTCCTGGATCTCTCCACGGCATCCGGCGCGGATCTCTCGACGACATCGGATATCGTCACAGATGCTCTGAGCGGATTTAAAATGAGCGCATCGGACACGACGGAGATGGTCAACGTACTGGCAGAAGCCGCACGATCGTCCAACACCGATGTGGAGCAGATGGGCGAATCGTTTCAGTATATCGGCGCGATCTGCGGTACGGCGGGTGTCAGCGTAGAGGACGCATCGGTCGCCCTCGGCATGATGGCAAACCAGTCAATCAAGGGATCTAAATCCGGCACGGCATTCCGCAAGGGCTTGCAAAATCTCATTAGTCCATCGAAGTCCGCCGCTGAGGCGATGGAAAAATACGGCGTTCAGCTGAAGACCACGGACGATGGCTCCGTTGATCTGATTAGTACGATTGACAATCTGCGGGATAAGCTCGGCGGGCTGAGCGGAACGGATCAGGCAGCGGCGCTGTCGGAGATCTTTGGCACAAACGCATCAACCGGCTGGGCAGCAATCGTCAATGAAACGGACGAAAACTACCAAAGCTTAAAGAACTCCATTGAGGCGGCGGGGCAATCTGGCAGCACGGTTGCGGCTGACATGGCAGCGGAGATGTCGGACAATATTCCGGGCGCAATCGAGATGCTGAAAAGTCACGTGGGCAAATTGGGATTGGATTTTTACGACAAAATCGAAGGTCCGCTCAAAGACGGCATCAACCAAATTACTGACACGATCGGCTCAATCGACTGGGAACCGCTCATGGACGCGCTGGCAAACGTCGTCACCAATGGTTTTGACCTGCTGAGCAATGCGCTGACATTCCTCGGCGAGCATGGAGATGAAATTGTCCGGTTTTTGCCAACGCTTGTGTCTGGCATTGTGGGGCTGAAGGTTGTTGCAACAATTGCATTGGGCGCGTCCAAATTAAACAAAAATTTTAAAAAGCTTTCCGGCGGCATGTCCATCGTGCAGGGAGCTGCCAAGCTGATGACAAATCCCATGACGGCAATCCCGATTGTCATCGGATTGGTAATTGTCGGCGTTGTGCTGCTGATTACGCATTGGAAACAGATTGTCAGCTGGTTCCACAAATTTGTCAATGCGCATCCTGGTGTCAAAAAAGCGCTGAACGCAATCAAAGGAGGCTTCACCGCGCTCGGGAATGCTGCCAAGGCAGTCTTCAGCGTGATGGACAAGCTGGGATCGAAGATTTCCGGTGTGATCGACAAGGCAAAAGCGGCATTCAGCAAGGTAAAGAGCGTGCTTGGGCTGAGTGATTCGACAACATTGGACGGCAATGCGAACGGAACTTCGTACTACGGCGGCGGCTGGACACGGATCAACGAGCGCGGCGGTGAGATTGCGTATCTCCCAAGTGGATCGACAATCATTCCGGCAGACAAGAGCGAGCGGATCGCGTCCGGCATGAGTGGCGGCAGCACAGTTGTCAATGTAACGATTCAAGGAAACGTGATCGGAAATGAAGCGTATGCGGACTATTTGGGCAACTACATTGTCGGCGCGCTGGCAGACGTAATGTAGAGGGAGGTGCAGACATGGCTTATTCGATGGTAATTTATCGAAAAAAACTGAGCGATGGCTGGACGCTCCCCTATGTGCCGGCGGGAAGCCTGGAAATAAACGTGTCCCAAAGCACCGACACGTTTTCCAGCATTAACCGGAATTATGCCATTCCGACCGCAGCATCGCCGATGACATTCAGCTGGTCGGGCATCTGGCCAAACCATTCGGTGCGCTGGGCAAATCCCAAAAGTGCAGCAACGCCATTCGCCTTCCGCAAATGGGTGGAGCAGAACCTAGAGGCGCGCGCCGCCTTCCATTGCATCGTGACGACAACAGATGGGACGAAGGTTGTTGACGGGGATTTCATTATGACGAAATTTTCGTTCAATCCACGGCGGACGGATGATGTGGATATCTCCATGGAATTTACGGAATACCAGAAGGTGAAAAAAACCACCAGCAGCGCTTCCGGTTCCTCCGGCACCTCCGGTGCTTCCGGTGTCAGCAGCTCGTCCGGCACCACCGGCAGCGCGAGCACAACGACGAAATACACCGTTAAAATTGTGAACTGTACCGCACTGAACATCCGAAAGGGCGCGGGAACGAAGTATTCCGTCGCAGGAACACTCAAAAAAGGCGCAACGGTTTCGATCTGCGGCAAATCTAAGGACGGAAAGTGGCTCAAGCTGACGAACGGAAAGGGATACATTTCCGCCGCGTACACGAAGAAGGTGAGCAAATGATCGACCAGTATCGCGTGAGCCTCAAGCCAAACGGCGCGACACAGTGGGTGAGGATTACGGAATTCTGCGATTCTCTCAAGCTCAAGCTGGATACCGACGATGCCTGTTCGGAGCTGACCTTCAGCTATCCACACGGCTCAGCCGATCCTAATTTGGAGGATTTAAACTTGACCGCGGCGGATAAGATCATCGTTTGGAACACGGCAACAAACACAAAAATCTTTGACGGACAGGTCACGAAGGTTGATATTTCCGGTTCGGTGACGTGCAAGGATCAGGGATTTTATCTGAAAAATCCGATCTATTGCAAGGCAACAAAAAAGCGTGCGGACACGATCCTCAAGAGCATCTGCAGCAAGGCGGGTGTCAGCTATGGCGGGACAAAGCTCGCAACCAAAATAACGGTGTCATTTGCCAATCAGTCTGCAAGCGACTGTGTGCAGACAGTGCTGGAAAAACTGGAGAACAAGACCAGCAAACGATACTGGGCACATTTTGTGGATAAGAAGCTTGTCGTGGATACCTTCCAGACGAGCGCACACACCATTAAAGTGCAGCGCAATGAGGATTGGGACGCATTTGACTGTACGATGGCGCTGACGGACATTTCCGGATCTGAGAGTATGGAGGATTATGTGACGCTGGTTTACGCCACAGCAGAAAAAAACAGCAAAACAAAGGCATATGCCAAGGCAGTCAACAACAGTGGAAAAAGCCGATATGGAAAGCTTATTGAATATGTCACAACGGACAGCAAAAGCGAAGCGGCGTCCACGGCACGAAAGTCACTGCTGGAAGATTCGCAGCTCAAGCGCGAATGCAAGTGCACGATGTATGCCTCCGACGCGATCGTTCCGGGTGTACGGCTGTCATTTGACGGAAGTGAAAGCACAGACATCCGGGGCGAATTTTGGGTAACGGCAGCGGAGCATGACCTGACACCGCCTCACACGGTCAGCGTAACGCTGGAACGGACGAGCGAGGACTACGTCAAGGCATCGGTCAGCACGATGAACACGACGCTGGCGGTTTCCAGCAGCAGCTCATCCAGCACCTCCGGCAGTTCTGCCACAACAACAGTTTACACCGGAAAGACCGTGCCGGCTGTGTACACTGCGTACTATCCAAGCAACAGCAGACAGGAGGGCGGATACAAGGACGTCATGGGCAACAGCCTAAAAGCGACCTATCTGGATAAAGGGATCCTGGAATGCGCCGCACCGAAATCTGTTAAGCTAAAGAGCAGGATCCAGGTGAAAAGCACCGGGACGTCAAAGGACGGAAAGGTGTATTTAGTCGCCGATCGCGGCGGTGCGATTACGGTGAAAAACGGCGTCTATCACTTTGACCTGTTGATGGCAAATAAGTCGCAGGCGAATGCATGGGGCAAACGCAGCGGCAAGGCACTGCTGATTACCGGATCGAAGACCGTGACAAGCTCCGGTTCCGGCACGTCAGCAACCGCGAAAAAAGTGCTTGCCTATGCAAAGTCGCAGATGGGGAAGAACCTAAACCCGGGATTTGCCTGGTGTGCGTGGTTTGTGTCGCGCTGCTGCCGGAAATGCGGCGTTGCAACCAGCGTGGTACCGTCAACCAAATCGGTGTCGGAATTTTTGAGCTGGGCAAAATCGCATGGACGCTATCACGCAAAGGGTTCGGGCTATGTTCCGCAGCCGGGCGACATTTTTATTGAGAAAATCAATAAATCCCACACCGGATTTGTGTACAAAGTGTCATCGGACGGGAAGAGCTACACAACGATCGAAGGAAATGCCAGCAATCGCGTGCGATCCAACAACCGGACAACGTCCTACACGCATTTGAGCGGATTTTTCCACCCGAATTGGTAAGGAGATAGAAAATGGAAATTGGAAACAGCCTCCTTTGGGATGACAATGCAGAAGATTTCACACTGATCGACGGGGGATTGGTGCTGACAGAGGGGGAGCTGACGGTCGGTGAATGGCTGTCATGCAACCTCGGCGTGGAGGAGGACAAGCTGACCATATACGAGGGAACCGGTATCGGTGTCCCGCTGCGCGATCTGATCGGAGCAAAGGGGTCGGTGTCGATTGCAACGATCATGGCGGTGCTCTCGACCAAAATCGAGGAGACAGCGCTGCTGTATCCGTTTGTTTCCAGCGTGCGGGACATTGGGATTGAGCAGGACGGCAGACGCGCACAGCTGACGCTGACAGTCGAGACAACAGACGGGGAAAGCGTGGAAGAGGAGGCAGAGATCGACCTATGACAGATAACCAAATTGCGGCGCGTGACGCTGCGCTTGCGGCATTGCCGGAGGAATATGACACCAACGAAGGATCTGTGTTTTGGAACATCGTGTCGGCGCTTGCCATTCCATGCGGGGAAATCATGGACATGCTCGACGATGCCATCGAGCAAAAGGATCCGATTAATTTGGAGGCGGACGAGCTGGATGCTTTCGTGAGTCAGTTCGGACTGACGCGCCATACGGGCGCAGCGTCCACGGCAGTACTGACAATCAAGCTGGAAGAAACCGTCCCCAGCGTGGATATCCCGAGCGGCACATTGTTTGAAACCGAAAGCGGCTTGCAATTTGCGGCAGCCTATGATTTTACCGATGTGCAGGACGGCGAGGCAATTACGGTGGCATCGCTGGAAAATGGGACGATCTGCAACGCAGAGGCGGACACCATTACGGTTGTGCCGATCGCCATAGATGGTGTGGAAGCGGTCACAAATCCAACGGCAGCAGCCGGCGGAATGGATGCAGAATCAGACGGGGAGCTGTTTGACCGGTGGAGCATTCAGGTCGGATACATTCAAACCGGATACAATAAGGCATGGTACGAGGCAAAGGCGCTCGACATGGATGCGGTTGGTTATGCAAAAGCGTATGCGGCAGGGGAAGCCGTTGGAAGCGATACAGTCCCGGCAAATACCGTACTGCTTGTTGTCCTGGATGATGACAATCAGCCGCTGGATGACACAACCCTAGCAGCAGTGCAGCAGGAAATTGATCCGGATGCGGGAGGAATCGGTGCAGGCATCGCACCACCGACAGCTTGCGTTGAGGTTGTGAGCGGGGAAACGGTGGAGATACGCATTGCCATCGAGACGTTGGCGATTGACAGTGCGGTCAGTGCCCAGAGCGCAAAGGAGGCAATTGAAGACTTACTGCAGCAGGCGATTGGCGGCATGTCTCCCGGCTCAACAGTGTATTACTCGCAGGTGATCGCCAACATCATCGTGGCAGAGGGTGTAACGGACATTGGCGGTGTGACGATTAACGATGCAGCAGAATCGGTTGCATTGGCATTCAATCAGGTGCCACAGCTGACGGAGGTGACCTATGGAACAGTTGCCGCTGTTTGAATCGGCGATGGCAGAACTGCCGCCGCGGTATGCAAAATCGAAAATTTTACAGACGATTTATGCGACATTTGACCGCGCGGTGCGCCCGATGATTGCGGAAAAATGCCAGACGCTGGAAGAGTGCGATGATTTTTCCACGATGCCAGAGGAGCTGCTGAATGCCTATTGCGGCTACTTTAACGTTGACCTCGCACTGGATGAGAGCACACGGCGCGCCATGTGCTCGTGGCGCATGACGACGATTGGCGGATATTATAAATTGTCGGAGCTGCTGGAAGCGCTGGGATTTACGGAGTATCGCATCAAGAAAAACGAGGATGGCAGTCTGACCGCCCTGCTGCAGTCCCGCAGAAATGCTGAAGGCACAGCCCTGCAGGCAACCGATGCAGATGCAGACGAATTCTGCAAGGTGTTCGCCGAATATGGGCCGGCGCATCTGCTGATCGGCACGGCGATTCAGCGTGCGGTAACCTTTGGATCCACCGACTTGTCCTTTGGGGACAGGATTCTGTTCGGCATGGAGGATGACGATTGATGGAAAAGACAACAAATTATGGTCTGAATATTTTTACGGATCCGGATAAAAATTATCCAAACGAGAGTATCCCGGGAAATTGGCAGGCATTATTGACCGAAAACATGACAAAGATTGATGCGGTGATGCAGGAGCTGGCAGAGGCATCGGCAAAGCATTTGCTGTCGAGTGCACTGCTGGATTTGGTTTATCCGATCGGGACGATCCGGATGAGCGCAAGCAGCGTCAACCCTGGAAGCACAATCGGCGGAACATGGGTCATGTGGGGTGCCGGCAGGGTGCCGGTCGGCATTGACGGCGAAGACGAAAGATTTGCCGCAGCGGAGCAGAGCGGCGGCGAGGCGGAAACCGTACTCGCGGCGGAGCAGCTTCCCGCGCACACACACGGACTGGCAAAGCACACCCACAGCTTTACCGGCTCGAACACAACGAGCAGCAACGGTGCGCACACGCACAGCGTGCCGGTTTCCGGGACAACCGGCGGAGAGGCGGCACACACGCACAGTGTGAGTGTTTCCGGTTCTGCGGCGAGCGGTGGCGAGCATTGCCATGCGCTGCAGCTGCAGTATACTGCCGATCGGCTTGCCAACGGTTCCAAATGGAGTCAGGTCACGCCATCGCCAACCGGTGATTCGTATGCCAAGACAGCTTACGAAACATTCTATGGCGGTGAACACAAGCATACCGTCAGTGCGTCCGGCACATCGGGAAAAGGCACAAGCCATGCGCACAGCTTCAGCGCGACGGGCACAGCAGCAAGCGCTGGTGCACACTCGCACACGATGACCGTTTCAGGCACAACCGGTGTGGCTGCTGGCAATACCGATGCCGCAGGTGCAGGAGAAGCGCATAATAATCTGCCGCCGTATATCGTTTGCTATATGTGGAAGAGGATCGCATGATGGGAAAGGATTTCGCGAAAAAATTTAAAAAGCTGATACGCAGCCAAACCGAACAGGATGACAGTATTGTGGGTACCGTGCTTTCGGTCAAGCCGATGCAAATTTCCTGCCATGGCGGACAATGGCTTTTGACCGCAGATGACCTGCAAATCAGCAATCACGTTGCTTTGCATGTAGGAGAGAGCGTCTTATTATCCGGACAGGATCCATTTACCATCGTGTCTGTCCTGAGCGACACAGATGCGGACGAGTATGAGCCGTCGGATTCTGCGTATGACGATGCCGAATTACGCCAGTTGATTGCCGGCAAACAGGATCAGGGGGATTATGCACTCAAATCAGAGCTTCCGACTGTTCCCACGGAAATTTCGGCGTTTGCCAATGACGCGGGATATCTCACAGAGCATCAGGACTTGAGCGGATACGCACAAAAAACAGAGCTTCCGACTGTACCGACAAAGGTGTCAGAGCTGGAAAACGATAAGGGATATGTCACGAAAAACGTGACAGGAGATTTTTCAGCGAGTGGCAGTATAGGCATAACATCGAAATCGAAGGGATATTATCTAGTCGATTCTTCCGGCGCCAGTTATCCTGCAATGTACGACAACAACGCAAATTTGTGGATTGGAGCACCGGCAACTGCCGCAACGCATCATGTCGGAGAAACGTTGATATCGTCCGGCTACAGTGCAACAAATAAGGCAGGTAATCCGACTATCAGCATTTCCGTACCAAATGCAACAAATACAGGTGCAACAAATTATAAAGTAATCCATACCGGCAATACAGGAACCATATTGCCGTATGCTACCCCTGCAAAACGTGGCGGTGCACAAATGTATGCCGGAACTTTTACAATGGATTCGGTTGCTGGCGGAAGCTATGGGGACAAGACATACACGTTTCCGAGCGCGTTTAGCGGCACCCCAAATGTTGTAATCTGCAAATACGTTGCCAGTCCGGGAACATCAACATCCGGCGCGTCAGCTCGAACGCTGTCGCTTACTGCAACAACAACGACGACTATTAAGGTGCGAGCGTACAACAACGGATCCTCTGCATGGACACCGGTTGTGTCGTTTTTTGCAATCTATCTCGGCTCATAAAGAGGTAAAAACGATGGAATTTATTATTACATTTGCATTTATCACGTTGGATTTTTTATCCGGTCTTATCAAAGCGTTTGCGACCAATGTGTTTGCCAGCACAAAAATGCGGGAAGGGCTGTTTCACAAAGTCGGGTTAATCGTCTGTGTTGCGCTGGGAATTATGATTGATTTTTCACAGGAGTATCTCGACCTTGGATTTACGCTTCCGGTTGCAACAGCCATTTGCGGATACATCATTTTAATGGAGATCTCATCGATCATTGAGAATGCCTGCGAAATCAATCCGGATCTCATGCCGCAAAAGCTGATTAAAATCTTTGGTGGACTGCAGAAAGGAGATGACGATTGTGAGTAAAACAATAAAAACAGGGTGGCTGTCTGATGTTAAGGTAAATGGAATTGCGATCAATACATCAAAGCCGTGCAACTCGGGGAATTATTCTAACTGCGCCAGTCGAGATGTGTCTTATGTGGTAATGCATTATACGGGAAATGCAAAAGATACGGCGTCTGCCAATTGTGGATACTTTCAAAGTGCCGGGCGCGGCGCATCGGCACACCTGTTTGTGGACGAGAGCCACATCTACCAGAGCGTGGAATTGCGAGATCGGGCATGGCACTGCGGTGCTAGTAGCTACAAACATAAGCGTTGCCGCAATGCCAATGCCATCGGCATTGAAATGTGCACAAGCGGAAATTATGCCATCGCCGAAAAGACCCGAATTAATGCGGCGTATCTGTGTGCACATCTCTGCAAGCTGCTGGGCATTTCCGCGGACAAGGTGGACACTTATGTTGTCCGGCATTGGGATGTGACGGGGAAGGATTGCCCGCACAATTGGACGGGTTCCGGCAATGCAAACTGGACTGCTTTTAAAGCGATGGTCAAAAACATCCTCAAGACAGGCAAGCACATAGCAGACAGCAGTTTCCGTGTTAAGGTTGTCAACTGCACAACGTTGAATGTGCGTAAATCGGCATCTGCATCGGCGGCAATTGTCAAAACCATTAAGGCGGGAGAGATTGTAACGATTACAACGGTTTCTGCCGGTGGGAAATGGTACAAACTGAAAAGCGGTGGCTGGATCGCAAAGAAGTACACAAAAAAGATTTAAATCATATAGATAAAAAGAAACCCGCGAGGCAAGGAACAATTCCTGCTTCGCGGGTTTTCGCCAATTATTTCATAAATCAGAGCGGCGAGCGCTGTTAACAATTCAGCTGTCACTCTGATGAGCTTGATGAGAAACTTTTGTTTCTTTTCAAGCTCTTTTTTCTTGCTCATCTTGTTCACCTCCTTTCCTTTAGTATGTTTATATTATACACCGTATTCGGTGTAATTTCAACATGCATATTACACAAAATTCAGTGTATATAATTGTGTAATATTTACATTGAAATCGGTGTAAATTCTGTGTAGAATAAGTATAGGAGGTGACATTTATGCCGATGAAATATAAAATCGATGTGCTCTCGGTTCTAAAGGATGAGGGTTATAATACGAATCGAATTCGAAAAGAGAAACTACTAGGAGAATATACCCTGCAAAAATTACGAAGCGGGGAACCGGTTGCATGGAAGAGTATCGAGACATTGTGTGAGTTGCTGAGTTGTCAACCTGGTGATTTGTTGGAATATGTTGCCGACTAAAAAATCGGGAACAGAGTTTACAATGGTTCTGTTCCCGGTTTTTTACGTTAATGGGATTCACTTGATTTCTGGTATTTGATGTTGTAAAATTAAGGTGCCGGGGAGTAAGGCTTCCCCGGGACCTTTTTGTGTGGTGAGTAGCGGAGTTTGCTAGGTTCAGCTACTCACCTTTTTACTTGTTGATATACTCAATGCATTCAACGATCTTATCGGATGTAAATCCTTGCTCTTTTAGCCATGCAATCAAGTGGTTGATTTGAGCTGCTGTCATTTCTTCCATGTCCTCACTTCCTTTCGTAAGAGGTGTTGTTCCTCTGCCTTACAAGTATATTATAAGGCTTTTCGCCTTATTTGTCAATGGTTTTGAAATATATTTTTTGATATTTTTATTTTAATTTATTTGACAAATAAATTAAAATACCTTATAATAATTGATGAGAAAGGAGTAGGAATATGTTGTTTGATGGAAACAAAAAACTTGTAACAGAGTTAAAAAAATTGATGCTGGATGAGGGGATACCTCAGAAACAGGTAGCAGAGGCATTGGGGATAAAACCACAATCCTTAAATACATTGTTAAATAAAAAGAATTTTAGCTTTGATGATTGTCGGCGAATTTTAGAAACTATGGGATATGATTTGGACTTTGGTTTTATTAAGCGGCAAGAATAGAAATTGGGTTTGCGGAGCGGTACGATATTGGTTGTGCCGCTCTATTTTTCTTAGTGTGTTTTATTTTAATTTGTTCCGAAGTATTACTACAATTAAGGCAATGTCTGCCACAATTGCAGCAATATCTATTATGATACGAAGCAGATCCATTTTTTCACCTCCTTACTTGACAACTTGAAAAGAATCTTATATTCTACTGATAGAGGGGCTTTCGCCCCTCTATCTACTCGATCAGCGTTTGAATCAGGTCAATGATTCGGCTGATGAGGTCGATGATGGCGGTAACAAGAAGAACAGTTTCGAGTGTGTGCTTCTTGTTGCCGCTTTTCTTTTTCTTGCTCATTTTGTTCATCTCCTTTCCTTTAGTATGTTTATATTATACATCTTACACAAGATATTTGCGATTGACATATTCAACAAATCTTATGTAAGATATATGTGCAAATTGCATCTTGTGTAAGATTGATTTTAAATGTATAATAACAGTATAAAGGAGGGCTATTTATGGCTGGAAAAACTGAGTATAAAAATCAATGGGCTGCTGAAAATTATCAAAGAATTTCCCTGACTGTAAAAAAAGGTGCAAAGGATGCACTGCAGCAACAGGCAACTGACAAAGGAGAAAGCTTAAATGGCTATATCAAACAAGCCATTAAGGAACGATATTATCGAGAAACTCATAAAGATATTGATGTATAATTCACATCAAAAGAAACCCTTGAAGTAAGAATCATTTTGCTTCTTGGGTTTCCTTTTATTGTCGTACCCCCTGCTTTAGCTGTGGGAAGTGTCAAGCAATTTTTTCGCAAATAAATGCGTTGTATAATGATGAGAGGCTTGTGGTTTTCAGTGCTTCCTGCATGGCAGATCGTATGGCATCGGGAGAAATTTGATAATGCCGCGCTATTGCTGGAATAAGCCATTTGTCAGGAAACAGCCGCCGATCAGGCTGTTGTGCACATAAATATATAGCATGAGCGATATAGAAAAAGCCAGAAGAATCGGCATGTATATTAAATTGATACAACAACTCATATACATCTGTCCGGCGGGCATGCATCGGATTTGACATATTAAAAAGCATTGGAATCTTTTTGATAAGAATAATTTAAAAGAATCGAAAGAAATTCTGCATTTGCTGGCTTGTTTTTTAACGGATAACCAGCAACACGCTTTAATAATTTGGGGTTTACATTCCATGCACGAGTAGCAAGTGTTCGAATATTGCGCTCAACAGAAGCACATGATGAATGATTGCGTTCGGCAACCGTCGTATAGAAATTCATCGTTTGATACAATAAATCTTCATCTTCGCGCAAGAGTTCCAATGCCAGAACCAACTGACGGTAACCACGATAACTTGGCGTAATTCCTAAATGATACAGTAAATTGATAGTGTCTTTCATAAATGTTTCCTCACAATCTTGTGTACGTGAGGATTGTAACACCATTTCGATTGCAGCTGAGAATTTGCGGCAAACATAGACTATCGTCAACTAAATTCGACAGAATATTAGTAATATAATAATGTTCACTCTGACGATTGACAAGGGAAATAATCTGGATCAGAACATGACGAAAAAGGCGGCGGACATGCTGCGTCTGCAGCTCAATGAGCAGTCCACGCCGGCGGCGGACAAGTATGCGCTGCGCCGCTTTGCGATGATGGCGGGCACGATTGAAACGGCGGAGGGCGCGCCGACCAAGGACACCATTGTGGATCTGATTTCCACCGGTGCGCAGGTGCTGGACGACAATCTGGTGCCGGACGGCGACCGCTATGTCTATGTCAGCAGCGAGATCTATAAAATGATCCGCCTGTCGCCGGAGTTCACCGGCTTGGAGGGTCTCGGCGTCAAGGCGGTTGCCAAGGGCGTCTGCGGCGAGATTGCCGGTCTGAACATTGTGCGTGTGCCGAAGAGCTACATGCCGGAGGGCTGCTACTTCCTGATCACGCACAAGAACGCGGTGCTCATGCCGTACAAGATTTCGGACGCCAAGGTGCACAACGATCCGGTCGGCGTATCCGGTGCGCTGATCGAAGGACGCCACTACTACGACGCGTTCGTGCTGGGTGCAAAATCGGCTGGCGTGTATGCGCTGGTGGAGAAGGGCAGACAGCTGGCGGCACCGGAGATCAGCGAGAGCGGCGGTCAGGTCACGCTGACGCAGACGGATGCCGACGAGATTCGCTACACGGTGGACGGCACCGACCCGCGTTATTCGGACAGTGCGCGGATCTATTCCGGCAGCTTTGCCGCGTCGGCGGACACGGTCAAGGCGGCGGCATATGCGGACACGATGTTCCCCTCTGCCGTGGCGGTTTCCGAATAAACACCGAAGGGAGAGCCGGACACTGTCCGGCTTCTTTCCCATTTTGCAGCCAAAAAGGAGGAGAGGCTATGACAGGAAACGAGGTCTATGAGCGTGCCGTGCTGCTGCTCGGACTGGAAGAGAGGGACGCCGCGGACTACCGCGGTCTGGCGCTCGGCTGCCTGAATCAGATGCTGGCGGACTGCTTGGAGGAGCACAACGCGCTGTGTGAGGCGAGCGGCGGGAGCGGATTTGCCCAAGCGCCCGTGCTGTGCGCGCTCACGGACGAGATTCCGTATCGCGAGAAGCTGGTCAGCACCTGCTTTCCGTATCGGCTCGCGGCGCTGCTGATTGCCGGAGAGGATCGGAAGGAATACAGCCGGCTGACGCAGGATTACGAGGAGCGGCTGCAGCGCTGTTCGCCCTGCTGCCTGACGGAAGTGCAGGTGAGCGTATGAGCGCGGGCAGCGTGCAGGAGCTGACGATTGAGCGGTTTGCCGGCGTCGATTTTTCGACCGACCCGACCAAGGTCGATCCGATCCGCTCGCCGGACGCCTGCAACATGATCGCCGACGCGACGTACTTTCCGGTCAAGCGCACCGGATACCGCCGGCTGATGTCCTTCGGCGCGCCGATTTACGGTCTGCACCGGCTGGATGAGCACCTGCTGGTCCATGCCGGCAGCCGGATGTACCGGATGCTGGACGGCAGCGCGGTGACGCTGTACACGGAGATGGCGGAGAGCCCGTCGCGCTCCTTCCGCATGAACGGTAAGCTGTGGATTCTCGACGGCAGCACGTATCTGGTATACGACGGGACGCAGATCGTTCCGGTGCGCAGCTGCGCCTATGTGCCGACGACCACCATCGGCGCGCCGCCGGCGGGGGGCGGGGAGAGCTTGGAGGCGGTCAATCTTCTCTCGCCGTACCGCATCAACACGTTTGTCGGCGACGGCACGAGCCGGACGTTTCAGCTGGACTGCCGCCAGATCGACGAGAACAGCGTGACCTGCGAAGGGCGCACCATCGCCTCGGTCAATGCGGTGCGCGGTGCGGTGACGTTTGCAACGGCGCCGGAGGACGGCGACGGACTGGCGAACGTGGTGATTCGGTTTGCCAAGACCGTGCCGGAATACAGCGGAAAGATCGACCGCTGCCGCATTTTCGGTCTGTACGGCGGCAGCAACGACACGCGCGTGTTTGTTTCGGGCGACCCGCAGGAGCCCAACTGCGACTGGCAGTCCGGTCTGTTCGACCCGTCGTATTTTCCCGACACCGGCTACACGCTGGTCGGCGCGGATGCGTCCGCGATTATGGGCTATCTGCGGCAGTACGACACGCAGCTGGTTCTCAAAGAGGACGGGCAGGACGCCAAGCAGTACCTGCGCACGTTTGCGCTGGACGACAGCGACCGTCCGACCTACTCGCTCAAGCAGGGCGCGGAGGCAGCCGGCGCGGTGAGTCAGGCGGCGTTCGGCGAGCTGGAGGGGGTGCCGATGTATCTCTCCGCCTCCGGCGTGATGGGTGTCTTTGGCACCTACGTCACCGACCAGCGCACGATTTCCGGCGTGTCGCACCGGATTGACAAGCGGCTGACGCGGGAGAATCTGCAGGATGCGGTGCTGTGTGTCTGGCGCGACCACCTGTATCTGGCGGTGGACGGACACTGCTATGTGGCGGACGGCAAGCAGATGACGAGCAGCATACCGGAGTGGTACTATTGGGAGAACATTCCGGCGACCTGCTTTTTCTCCGAGGAGGACGGGCTGTGGTTCGGGACGGAGGACGGACGGGTGTGCCGCTTTTGCGAGGAGGACGAAACGGATGCCTATCTGGACGACGGGCAGGCGATCCACGCGCACTGGAGCACCCCGCTGACCGCGCTCGGAAGCTGGGACTGCAGCAAGAACATCTTGGCGTTTTACCCGGTGCTGATGCCGTATCCGCACTCGTCCGCCGAACTGTATTACCAGACCGAACGCGGAAGAGAGGCGGCGGAAAACGTGCTGCTGACGCTGTTTTCGTTTGCGAAGACGGACTTTTCCCGCTTTTCGTTCCGGACGACCGCGGCGGCGGTGCCGATTCCGGTGCGGCGGCGCAAGCGAAGCGTGTTTCTGTTTCAGGGAATCGTCCAGAACGAACAGCCGAACGAGCCGTTTGGGATGCTGGGCATGGTCATCCGGTATTCCGTCGGCTCGCTGATGAGAGGAAAGAGGAGGAGAGAAGCATGA